GTAAGGCTACGCGCCGCCCGTTCGATGGCGCTGTGAATGGCGTCAAGCTGCTGTCCCACTTCGTCAAGCCCCATGAGTTGCCTGCCAAAGAGGTGCTCGGGCTTGGGACGATTGTCCCGGACGAGACCGCCCGCCTGCTTCTCAGGTCCGGCCAGCGCCGTGGCCAGCAGTTCGGCCTGCTTGGCCAGGTCGGCCGCCTGCTTGGTCAGGGCCTCGAGGCGCTGGGCCACCGCCGCCGCGCCGATGCTGGTGACGGGCGCGGCCCGAGCGTCGGGTGCTGTCTCCGTCCGTGCCACGACTTGGGGCCGCTTGCCCGTCTGGTAGTCAGCGATTTCCTGCGGCCGCCGCGTGGCAAAATTATCGACCATGCCCTGCAACTCTGCCGTCATCTGCCGCGCTGCAGTGTCACCTTGTTCACTCATCGGGTTCTCTCTCCAGGTTACAGATGCCGCATGGTGTTGACCTTGCCGCTCGGGCTGGTCATCGGCTTGTAGCCGACCTTAAGGCTCATCCTCAAACCGATGGCACCTACCACAGTATCGCTGAGCGATGTCGTTGAGATTGTAGCTCTTTAAGCCACAACGCGGGCATTGGTAGAACTGATAGGTCTTGTCATTCATGACTACAGATGCCTCATGGTGTTGACCTTGCCGGACGGCGAGGTCATGGGCTTGTAGCCAACCACCTTCTTGGCCTCGGGCTTCTTGGGGTGTTGACCATGAATCGCGACGTCGAGCAACTGCCCGATCAGGCCAATCGCGTCGTGCTGGTCGTCGTGGCGCCCGTTCGGGAACGCCAGCAGCTCGGCCTCGAACTCGCCCCGCCCGGGCAGGTCGCTGGCATACCACAAGCCATGCGTGGCGATATGGGCGCGCATGCTCTGGGCGCGGGTGCCCTTGTCGAGGCGCGACGGAAACTGGATCCGCTCCGTGTAGGCCTTGGCGCTGTGGCTGGCGCGCTCGAGGAAGGGCCCGACGCCCGAGATGATCTGGCCCTGCTCCTCGGCCCAACTGACCGGCTTCCACCATTTGACGATCTGGCACCACTGGTCGATCCAGACCTCGGAGGTCTCCTGGCCGCGCCACAATTCCAGCAGCCAGGGCCGGTCCTCGGGATCGAGCCCGATCACGGCATGGACGGTGTAGTCGCCGCGGCCCGCCGAGACGGCGTAGTCGGAGGCGCCGAAGATCTTGAGCGTGTTGCGCGGCGGGACATGCTCGGGCGCGACCGGGTGCAGCCAGGAACGTTTCCAGAACGTCCCCTCTTCGTGGGTAGGTCTTTGCTGGTACAGGCTGAGCCACAGCACCGGGTCGCGCATCGCGGTCGCCACCATGGCGTCGGTGAACCATTCGCTCCACAAGCGCTCGCCGTAGCTACGCCCGAGGGGATCGTCGTTGGACTCGGCCAGCATCGGCAGTGTCAACTGCTCCCACTCGTCGCCCTCCTCGGCCAGGATGCGGCCAGCCAAATCGTCCTCGTGCCATCTGGTTCCGATATACAATTGCACGGCACCGGGCTTGAGCCTGGGGCGATAGTCGAACACGTACCAATCCCACAGACTGTTGCGCTGGCTCTCGGACGCCACCGCCTCGCGGCCCGAGACCGGATCGTCGATGATACCGAGATCGCCTCTGAAGCCCGCGATCGCGGTGCCTGAGCCCGCCGCGAGGTATTCGCCCATCAGGTGCGCCGGAAGATTGGAATTCCCTACGCGCGCGCGCGCGTTGGGGGCGAGCTGCCAGCGCCCGGCGGCGCGGTTGCCTTGGGCAGTCTCGATCCCCAAATCCTGCCACCTCTCCTCGATCAAGTTCCTGACCCGCCGGCCCCAGCGCTCGGCCAGTTCCATGCTGTGCGAGGCCGCCAGGATCGAATGACCGGGATTACGGGCGAGATACCAGGGCGGAAAGAGAACGCTGCCATAGGTGCTCTTAGCCGATCCTGGGGGCATGGCGACCATGACCTTGGACTTGCCCTCGCGCCGGGACAGGCGCTCGAGGCGCTCGATGATCAGCTGGTGGTGGCGGGCGGGCTCGTAGCCGCAGGCCCTACACCACGTCGTCAGCCTCGTCCTCAGATCGATCAGGCGTTTCTTGCGCGTCAGCAGGCTGAGCAGATACGCGTCGGAGTCGGGAGATTTCACGATCGACCTCGGTTTCGGTCAGGGATTCGATGCGCTCGACCGGGGCGCTCGGCGGTGCGGGCTCATCCTTGGGTTGGCGGAAAGCCCTAACTTGGCGCGTCGCCAACTCGCTGGCCCGGAGCGCGACGCCCAAGTCCTCGCGTTGATTGGCGAGTTCGAAGATGTTTTTCGTGAACATGGCCAGGAGCTGTTCCCGACTCAGGTTCAGCTCGCGGTGGAAGTGATAGCGCAATTCGTCCATCGAGCATTGGATGTGCTCGGCAATCCGCTCCGACGGCACGTCCATGAACACCAACAAGCTGACGGCCTCGCGCTGTTCGGGCGAGGGATCGAAGCGTTTGCCGCTGATGACCCGTAACATGTTTCGGAACGCCTTTTTGCGCATCGCTCTAGAATCGCCGCTGAGCGCCGTTCCGTCCAGAGCGCGCCAATCTCCCATACCAAGCGTTGAAACGCCTCCCAGGCCCGATTCCGGCCATTGGCGGGCCGTCCGACCGCCTGTCGGAACCAAGATCCTGGGTGGAAGACAGGGGACGGCGCCACTTGATCCACCCGATCCACCCGTGATCCATAGACATATAGTCCCGGGTGGATCAACCAAGTCCTTGATTCTGCTCTCTTTCTACCCTTTGATCCACCCGATCCACCCAAATAGGGGTGTAACCTATATAGTGGGAATACCTACGCGCGCGCATCACAGGCGCCTCGCCACGCAGGTGTGAGGGGGTTTTGGGCGATTTCGGGTGGGCGGGTGGATCAAGGCCGATTGTCTGTTTCTTATCAGGACCTTAGTTGATCCAGTCGCGGGTGGATCACGGGTGGATCGGGTGGATCATCTCCAAAATGCAAGCGGCCCGCACCAAGGAACTCTTGGTGCGGGCCGTGAGCGCAATCATACGCCGATCGAGTTTGATGACAAGAGGGGTTGTGTCCGATCAACAACCGTGCCACCTTGGCATTGCCTGGAGGCATTAGCACAAATGAACGACAAACAATTGAACCATCTTTTGGAAAGCTTGAAAGACGATGAGGACATCGTCGCGGTCTTGCTGTCCCGGAGTGGATGGGTTAAGGCGGAAATCGTCAGGATTCGGTCTTATTTTCCAGCTGACACCGAGTCACCCGGCTTATGGGCGATTGTCCTGATCGAACCGCCGACCGAATCGCATCACACGATTTTCACCACCGCCGATGCGATCGTTGGCGTCAGCATCAAGAGGAATCATTATGCCGTTATCGAGGACTGAAGTGACCCGTCTGCGCAAGGTCGCGACGCAGCTCGACACCTGTCTGGACGCCTTGCATCGCGCCGCAGGCGAAATGTATATCCCGCCGCTCAAAGTGTACCGAGAGGACATTGAGGAGTTGATTGCCGCCACGCAGGAGACGCTGGAAGAGGTTAAAAAGGTGTTGCCACCTCGGCGCAAGGACGTTGCTGCGTCGCAGGAGTTTGACGCATGACTGATCGTGTCACCCGCCTGTTTCAGCGTCTGGACGAGGATGTGCACGACCGCATGGCGTTCACCCCTGCGACGCGCGAGGAGACGCTGCTCTTGATGCACGGGCTGTGTCAGCGCGCGGCGTTGCTCGGCTTTGCCGGCGTGGGGGGCGAGCGTCTGGCGCCGCTGGCGGCCAACGAGATGGTTGATTTGATCATGAGCATGCGGGACGATTTCGCCGCCAAGCGCCAAGCCTCGTGATGGAAGACCCTGGCTTCCTGATGGCGTCCCGAAAGGTCAATGCCTCTGCTGTTTTGACCCGGAGAAGCGTCTAGCATCGGGCCAGACGGGGGGGCTATCGCGCCATGCACATCGACTTCGACCGTCTCAATGACGAATATCCTGTTGAGCTTGTGCTGCGGACCCGCCTCAACGTCAAGGTTCACAACGGCACGTTCAAATGCCCGTTTCACGACGACAGGAATGAATCGGGGTCGATTTACCGCGATGCGATCACCGGGCGAACCCGGTTCAAGTGTCACTCGGCCGGGTGCGGGGTCGGCGGCGACGCGATGGACCTGGCCCGCCTGGCGACCGGCTCCGATGACATCGGGGTGCAGCACCGCTGGCTGACGGGAGAGAACGAGCCGCGGCCGTCACGAATCCGTGAGCCAGATGGTCGACCTCGTGCCGAGCGTGTGGAGAAACCCGACCGGGGCGGTCCCCCGGACCTCAACCGGGTGTTCGACCTCGTGCCGATTCCGCCCGAAGCGCTCACGGACATTATGGTCGGCAAGGAAACGCCTGACATCCTGCACACTAAAAACTTCCGCAAGGTCTACACGCCGCGCCTCGTCCATGCCTATGTCGACGGTTCCGGCCGCACGGTCATGCTGATCGTCCGGATCGATACCGGCAAAAACGGCAAAACCGGCAAAATCGGCAAGGCGTTCATTCCGCTGCGCTGGGACCGGCGCGAGGGCTGGTGCTCGACCGGCTTCCAGCCCGGCGAGGAGCGGCTGTTCTACCGCGAGCCGCAACTGGATCTCTATCCCGATCGGCCGGTGCTGGTGCTCGAGGGCGAGCACAAGACCGACCTGCTGGCGGCTCTCCCCGCCTTCGACGACTACGTCGCGATCTCGTGGGCCGGCGGCGCCGCGACCATGAAGCACCAGCGCTGGGCCAAGCTGAAGGGCAGGAGGGTGGTCTTCTGGCCCGACGCCGACCCGACCGCAAATGGTGATGATTTCAAGACCAGAACGGCGACGGAGGCTGCGGCGCGGGCATGCGAGGCCGCCGAGGTGCGCATCGTGCAGCCGCTGCAGGCGTGGCTCGACAAGGATTGCGGCTTTGACGCCAAGGACATGCTGGAGGAGATGCGCGCCGAAGGGAAACCGGCGAGCGCGGCGCGGGCACTGATGGAGTCGCTTGCGGTCCCGTTCGCGCCTGACATGCCGCCGCCGCCGGGAGCGAAGTTGCCGCCCGGCGAAGTCGTGTGGGTGTGCAAGCCCATCCGCGGCACGCTGATGCCCGATCCGCGCGACGAAGCCAACCTGATGCTGTGGCTGCGCGATCTCGACCCCGGGAAGGGCGGCTACCGGGGCCGGTTGAGCCGCGACGTGTTCACCAACGAGGTGTTGTTGGATGATGAACCGCTGTCGGAGGGCATGGGCGTACGCGAGATCTCGTATCAGGTCGCCCGCGACTCCTTTCTGCGCGGGGTGACCGCGGACCGGGTGCGGGCGATCGTCTCCGACGTGGCCGATGCCACGCCGGTCAACCGCCTGGCCGACGCCATCCGATCCCTGACTTGGGACAGGCAGCAACGCATCCTGCTCGGTTATGCCGGTGCCGAGGTCGAGGGCGATGCCGGGCGCTGGGCGCGGGTCGCTGGTCACCGCTGGCTGCTCGGGCTGGTGCGCCGCATTCTCAGCCCGGGCTGGCAGCATGACGGCGTGCTCGTGCTGCAGGGCAAGCAGGGCATGCAGAAGACGTCGTTCTTTCGCACCGTGGGCACGATTTTGGGGCGTGACGCCTTCGTCGAGATCGACAAGCTGACGCGCGATCCCGACACGCAGATGCTGCTCAAGGGCAAGGCGGTGGCCGAGTTGTCGGAGATGATTGCGAGTCGCCATGGCGACACCGATCCGCTCAAGGGCATGCTGACGGCCCGGGTCGATGTCTACCGGCGGCCCTATGCCCGCGCGCCCGAGTCCGTGCCGCGCACCTGTGTCTTCGGTGGATCGACCAACGAGGCGCAATTCCTCAAGGATCAGACCGGGAACCGGCGCTACTGGATCGTGCCGGTGACCGGCACGATGCGGCTGCAGGATCTGGAGCGCGATCTGCCGCAGCTGCTGGCGCAGGCGGTCTGGTTTCTGGAGCATGGGACGCCGCAAGACCGCCAGAACTGGCTCACGGCCGAGGAGGAAGTGATGCAGGAGGAGACGGCTAAATCCTATGAGATCGAATGGACGCAGTTTGACGGCCTCGACGAGTGGTTGGAACGCGAGGTTGTGCCCTCTAAGCGATTCATCACGCGACAGGAAATCTGGAAGGGTCTCGAGTTTCAGACCAACCAGCGCGGCGGCAATACCTTGCAACAGGCGCTGACCAAGATGATGCAGGAACGCGGTTGGGAATTGGGGCGACGGGATGGCGTCAGCCATGGCCCGCGCGGCTTCCGCAAGGTGGCTGGGGGAAACGACTCGGGAAACGATTCCGAGGATCGCCTCGACCTTCCTTGAATCCGCTCGTGCTTGTCCCTATTCTGGTGTCACAGTGCTCAGACGGTGGCGGCTTCCAGGTCAACCGCCGGTCTGGCACTCGCGATCGGGACTGCGCCCCGCCGGGACAGGGACGATCACCGGGCCAGCGTGGCCTGCGAGGCCTGCGTGGACAGCGAACCCTATGCAGCCTTGGCGAAGGCCTCGACCTCCCCCAGGTCGAGGCCTTTTCAGGTCAGCCGTCAAGCGGTGCCCTCACGTCCGGCGGCGCCTGTGGGCTCGTCCGCTGGTCCACCAGTTCGAACGCAACCGCGATGATCCGCCCCGCCATCGCTTCGCGTTTGTCGCGTGGAAACGTCCACAGGTACATCCCGAGCAGGTTGGTGAGCACCGACCCGGTCAGGCCGTGGTCGGCCGGTTGCATCACCCGGGCGATCTTGGTCGTCAGCCGATCGATCTCGCGCTCAAGCTCTGCCTCGGTCATCGCGATCGATGGTTTCATGACTCTTTCTCCAGCCCGAGCCGCTCCTCGATCGCCCTGAGCTTGGCCAGCACCTGCTGCGTCACCGCCTCGAGCTGCTTGATGCGGACGTCGTCGGAGGCTCGGGTCGCTTCCGAATGAGCTTCCCGAAGGTCGGCGGCGTCCGGAGCGGGGCCGGAATCGTCGAGCTTGAGCGGCTTGGATATCTTCTTGTCGTAGGGCTTGGCGGTCTCGTCCCAATCGCCCTCGATCGAAAAATTAAACGGCATCGTCTGTCCTTTCCTGCGTGGTCTCGGCCAGGGCCGCGCGCAAGGCGCGCTCGACGGCACGCGGAACCGTCCCTTCGCCCGTGGCATAGCGACTGATGGTGCGCCACGACAGATCAAGTTCTTGCGCAGCCCGCCGCTGTGTCCAACCGAGGTCTCTGAGAACCTGCCTGAAGAGTCGTGCTGTCATCATAGTCTAAAGTTCTAGCCAAAATGGCGTTGCCGTCAACTCCCAGCCCAAGTATATCTCACTCTGTCGCTCACGCCATTTTGGCATCACACCGCGACACAAAGGTCTCCGATCATGACTGTTATCAGACTGCATCACTTCGACCTGTCCGACCCCTCAACGATGGTGCTCGACCTCGCCAGCGCAACCGGCAAAGACGTCGTTGCCCTGGTCGAGTTTTTCGAGGCGCAGATGAAGAAGGATGCGCAAACCGCCCTGCCGCCGTTCCCGTTCACCACCGCTTGGCACGACATCACGCCCGAACTGGCGATCGCGGCCTTGCTGCGCAACCGTCCGGGAGCCAACCGTCGCGTCAACCCGCCGACCGTTCTCTATTACGCCAGTATGATGGCGCGCGGTGAGTGGAAGGCGACCGGACAGCCGGCCATCTTCGACGCCAATGAGGTTCTGATCGACGCTCAGCATCGCTTCTATGCCGCCCTGATTGCCGGCGCTGCTTTCCGCACCTTCATCGTCACCGACGTCGAGCCGATTCCCGGCTTGTTCGCCTATATCGACAACTCTCACCCGCGCACCGGCGCCACAGCCTTGCAGACCGCAGGCTATAACGGTGTCGCTCCGGTGATCGCGAAGGTGATTAGGATCGGGGAGGAGATTCGGCATGGGGTTTACAATCCGGGCGGCGCGAAAAGCTTGCCGCGCCTGTCGCCGGCGGACACACTTCACCTTGCGGAGATGTATCCGAATGCGCAGAAGGCGGCGCGCTCGGCTGCGTCGGATTGGGCCGAGACGGTCACCTATCTCGGCGGTCGCAAGGACATCGTGGCGTATCTCGGCATGCAGATCAGCACTCTTTACGGCGAGGAGATAGCGGACGACTTTTTTGAAGACATCATCGACGACCGCGACCGGCCGTCAGATCATCCGATCGGCGCGCTGCGCAAGCTCGTCGAGAAAGATTGCCGGGCCGAAAAGCCGATGAAGCGCCAGCACATGCTGGCGGCCCTGATCAAGGTTTTCAACGCCTGGCAGCGCGATGAAGCGCTCAATCGCCGCTGGATGCTGCAGGTGAACGAGGATTTCCCGACCTTGAACCAACCCGAACCACGGGCTGAAGCAGCCGAGTGACGAACCAGAGGGCGGACCGATCGGTCCGCCCTTTTCCTGACCGCTTCAGCCCGTGAGGAACCATCATGAAGCACCATCCCTATTCCGAGATCTGGCCGGAGTTGAACGGCCGGGATCTCGACAAGCTCGCCCTCGATATCGCCGCCTATGGATTGCGGCTCGCCATTGTGACGTATCAGGACCGGATTCTTGACGGTCGTGCCCGTGAAGCGGCATGCCTCGCAGCCGGTGTTGAACCGCGCTATGAAGAAGCAAATGTCAAGAACGATGCTGAAGCTCTTGCACTGATCGTCTCGCTCAATCAGCACCGGCGCCATCTCTCAGTAACAGAACGGGCTTTCATCGGCGCCAAGCTCGCGAACATCAGCTACGGACACAATCAGTATCGATCAAAAATTATGGAGACTCATTCCGAAGTCTCCATAATTTCTCCTCACCAGATCACAATCGCAGGTGCCGCTGAAAAACTGCAGATCTCAGATTCGACCATCGAACGCGCCAAGGTGATACTGGCTTACGGCGACGATGACGATGAACGTGAAATCCGGGCGGGCAGACGGTCTCTCTTCAAACGATCAGACGAACTTCGCGATCAGGTCAGGGCAAAGCGCAAGCCGAAGGTTGCAAAACCGCCCAAGCGCGCCAAGCCCGGTCGTCCGCGCAAGAATGAGCGCACCACGCCGCAACTGGTCCATGATCGTCCGCCGCTGCACGACATCCTGTTGACGCGCGAACAGGTTGATCCCGAATTCACGGGCTCGGCCATGGATTGGGTCGACAAATACGGACACGTCCAGGTCAAGACGGCGGCACAATATGCCAGCATGCGCTTCGGCGCCTGGGCCAGGAACATGATGGCGCTGGCCAAGGAAGCCCGCCGACTCCCGGATTGGCCCGATGTCGATCACAACTGGCTGAGACAGCCGGGAGGCCATGACATCAACAAATTGGCTGAAGCTCTCGCGCTGCTGCGCCCGAAGATAGCCGAAGCCGAGGCTTTGCTGGAAACCGCCGCCAAGGCGGCCGGAAAAGCAGACAACGCCGTAAGCGATACCGCAAACCGGACGCACTGACTCAATCCCTTCGTGAATCCCTTCCGGTTTCCGATAATCGGAAACCGGAAGCTAATTCGGAAGAACGCGTCATCATTGCACCTTGATGCCTTTCGGCAGGATGCCCCAGTCCTTCCAGGTCGTGATCGCGTGATCGAACGTATCGCCCCAGGCCCAACAACCGCCCGCCGCGATGATCTGCGCCCCCCATTGCAACTGCTCCTCGGTCGGCTTTTTGCAAAAGCGCTTCAGCTCGTAGGCATACACCGTCGCACACGGCCGCCCGACGAAGATAAAATCCGCGATCCCGGGCTTTGCCCCCATGCGCCGCAAGCGCTCGCCCTCGGGACTCCAAAGCTGTCCGGTCTTGGGATTCATCTTTTGCGGTCGCTTGCCGCCCGCCGGGTGGTGCCACCAGATCCAGCCCGGGAGGCAGAAGCGGCGCAGGGTGTCGGCCAAGGCGACATGCACGGCGAACTCAGAAGGGCTCGGCGGCACCTCGCCTTTCTGGCGCTTGCCTTTGAGCAGGGAGAGCTGGCGTTCCTCGGTCATGTGTTACCTCGCGATGTGGTGCCTCCCACAATACGGGCATTTTGGCATATCGAGCGCCGCCGCGAGCTTTTCGATGTCGATGTCGAGATCCCGGTTCTCGGCCGCGCGGAGCAGGCGGCGCTGGTGGATCGGCCGGATCGGGCGCTTGCCGCCCTGCCAGCGTGACACGGTCGAGCGCGCCGCGCCGGCAATGCGGGCAATCTCCGACACGCTGCCGAACACCGGCACGAGATAATCAATGTTCACCATAGGTTCCACCTATCAGGGGGCGTTGACGTGGCGTCACAGTAGCGCTACCGTGCCACATCGTCAACATGACAGGAAGCATCATGAACGCCCCATCCCGTCTGCCCATTCTGATTGAAGAGATCGAAAGCCGTCGCGGCGACTTTGCCAAGATCCTGCCCTCGACCATCAATCCGGTTCGGTTTGTCGCCGCGGTCAAGACGGCGCTGCACACCGTGCCCGGCCTCACCGAGTGCGACCGGCGCAGCATTGTGATGGCGTGCATGAAATGCGCCGGGGACGGCCTCGTGCCGGACGGCCGCGACGCCATTCTGGTCGTCGGCAGTAGCAAGAAAGACGGGCAATGGATCAAGCAGGCGCAGTACTGGCCGATGGTGCAAGGCTTGCAGAAAATCGCCTATCGCAGCGGCTTCGTCACGCGCCTGGACGCGCGGCTCGTCCACCAGGGCGATGTGTTCGAACTGACGCTCGGCTCGGACGCCAGGATCGTCCACAAGCCGGTCTTTGGCGAGACGCGCGGCGACATCATCGGGGCCTATGCCATTGCGACGCTCAAAAACGCGAGCCCGTATGTCGAGTGGATGGAATTGGAGGAGCTGGTCGCCATCATGCGGCGCTCCAAGGGCTTCAACAAGGACGCCAACGAGCCCAAGGGGCCGTGGCTGACCGATTTTGGCGAGATGGCCCGCAAGACGGTGATGCGCCGCGCCCTGAAATGGCTTCCCAACGATGCCGTATCGGTTCAGGCCGACGATGAAACCGAGCCCGCTCCCGACGCCGAGATGGCCGATGGGATCGGACCAGGGTGGTCCCCCGGACCCTCCGAGACCGAGATGCTGGCCAATGCGCTTCAGACGGCCGATGCCGAGATGCTGGCCGACACCGAGATGCTGGCCGGTCCCTTGACGCCTGCCGGGTTCGAAACCTGGAAGCCGCGCCTGATGGAATTGCAGACCCTGCTGGCGTCCTGCCCCGACAGGAATGGAGTCGAGCGGACCTGGGAGGATTGGGACGCGAGCTGGGACGAGGTCCCGCCCGACGTCACCACCAAGGCCAAGGAGATGGTCGACGCCCGCCTGTACGAGATGACGAAAGGTTGATGCCAGTCTGGCAACCTAGTTGACAAACTGGCACGGTGCTTTAAGGTGATTCGTGGGGCAAGTGATTCGCAACCGCCCCGCTAACCTGGAGAACCCCGATGATGACCAAGACCCAGCAGATTGAACTCTTCAACAAGATCCAGAGCGAACCCCGTGCCGTTCTTCGCAAGTTTGAATTGACCTGCAACTTCCGCGCCATCATCGCCCCCTATCTGACCAAGCAGAGCGACTATCACATCGACATGACCGCTGATGAACTTGCCGCGATCATCCGCAAGGAACTTGGCATCTAGTGCTAGCGCATCGGGAAATGACCATGCAAATCGACCTGTCCCTCTCCGACCTCGTCGCGATCGAGATCATGCTCCTGAACGCGAATGACGCCCTCAAGGCGGCGGCGCGTGAAGCCGACCGCCTTGGTCTGACCATCGTGGCCGAGAACGAGCGCCAGCGCGCCGCCCGCGCCGAGAGGCTGTCCGAGACGCTGCGCGCGGCCCTGACCAAAGCAGCGGAAGCAGCGTGATGGCTGGCCACCGCAACACCCTCGCCTCCGCCGTGCGGCTGGCCCGGTTCCGGCTCTCCCGGGCCCAGAGGGCCACCCGCGGCCAGCAGCGCCGTTATCACATCTGGTCGGACGCCGCCGCAATCCTGTCGCGCGCCGGCCACGCCGACCTGTCCGACATGGCGCTCGACCGGGCCTACCAGGGCTGGAACCTGGTCGACGTCCTCACAGCCCGGGAACTTTCGAAGGATTGACCGTTGAAGCAAATCGAGCACCGCCTGATCGGGGTCCTTGTCGACCCGCACTCGCGCACCGTCACCAGCGTCGAGCTGCCCTCTGACGGGGTCAGCTTCGCCCCCCTGCTCGACTGTCAGTACTTCGACAGCGCCGTCCTGCGCCGCCCCGAACCGGGCGATCCCGGCGCCATCCTCTACGTCGACGACGAAGGCATGACGCGCGAGGGCCAAAAATTCTGGAGCTTCGATGCGCGCCCCGATCTGGTCTACGCCGGCAAGGGCCTGATTACCGCCGTGAACGAGCGTGGCGAGACCTGCCCCGGCGTGGCCGAACCGGACCAGATCGCCCGCCATGTGGTCTGGCGCGCCGTGCGCTTCGCCGGCTACGAGGACACGGAGGAGAACGACGTCGAGATTGCGCCCGGGCTGTACGGGGTTCGGTTGAAGCGCGCCGTCAAATTCGAGCCCGACGAGGAGTGAATGCGCGTCATTCCGATAACACTCCGACAGGCCAACGACTTCGTCTCGGATTATCACCGTCATTCGGGTCGGACATCGCGTGACGGCGGCAGGTTTGCCATTGGTGCTGCGGTCGAAGAACACCTTGTGGGTGTTGGGATTGTCGGAAGACCGCTGTCGCGCATGCTTGACGATGGCCTGACAGCAGAAGTGTTGCGGTTATGCACATCGCCGGAAGCTCCCCGGAATTGCGCATCGTTCTTATACGGTCGCTGTTGGCGGATCTGGCAGCAGATGGGTGGACGGCGCATCGTCACCTACACCTTGCAGAAGGAAAGCGGGGCCAGTCTGCGCGGGGCGGGGTGGATCGTCAAAGGTGAGGTGGAGGGTGCGCAGTGGGACCGACAATCACGACCTCGCTCGCATCGTGAGATCTACCGCGAACCGAAATTCCGTTGGGAACAGCTTGCTGACGAAGGAGAGAACCGGTGCCAAGCTTCTTAGTGGACCCGGCTGAGCAGAGTGTCGCGGCGGTCGAACTCGAAGGCGAGTTTCTCGATGCGGTACGCCGTGCGATCGGTGCCGCGCAGCTCGCCGTGGTGGCCGTGCCCGAGGCCCGCTTTGCGGTCTGGGCCGACGCGCTCGGTCTGCTCAAGCCCGGGCGCTGCTTTTGGCGCTTCTCGGACGCCGAGCATCGCTTTGCCGGCCCCTGCCTGATTACCGGATTGGGCGAGGACGGTTGGCCGATGGCCTTTCCGGACACGGCGACGGCCGAGGAGATCCGAACCGCCATCGCGTGGCATCCGTCCGAGGATCTGGTGAGCATCCGCGAGACCCTCGTCGTCGCGCCCGACGACGCCGGCCAGCCAGTTCCGATGATCGCCCGCGTTGTGCAATGGCGTGATCTGGACATCCCAGCGTCGGAGACGACCACTGGAGGCGGCTGGACGGTGTTCGAGCGCGAGAATGGCGGTTACCGCGCTGTCCGCTACGAATTGCAGGGCGATGCCTTGGAGGCTGTCGAGATGCTCTCGGCGCCGAACCTGGAGGCCCTGCGCCAACTCCTCCCGCCCGGGCTGATCCGCAAGGAACCGGGGGAACTGGACGGCGATGCCGTGACCGAACACTGGTTGCCGCAATGATCTACCTGTCCGGCGTCATCCGCGATGATCTGGTCGGCCACCGACCGGATCTCGCCGTCATCATCAGCCCGTACAAATGCCGCACCGTCGATCTGCTCCGCACCCGATGGGGAGCCGACAACGGCCGCTTTGCCGCTCCGGAACGCTTCGTCCTCGACGAATATCTGGCATGGCTCGCGGCTCGCGCCCATGCCGCCCCCACCTGTCTGTTTGCGACCGCGCCCGATGTGGTCGGGGATGCAGTCGCTACCTGGGACATGAGCGCACTGGTGCTCGAATCCATCCGCGCCATCGGCCTGCCCGCCGCTCTGGTCGCTCAGGACGGCATGGAATCCATGAATGTTGAGTGGGACGCCTTCGACGTGCTGTTCATCGGCGGTACGACGGCCTGGAAACTGTCGCACCATGCCAAGGTGTTGACCCGGCAGGCCAAGGCGTACGGCAAGTGGGTCCACATGGGCCGGGTCAATTCCCTGCTGCGGCTTCAGACAGCGGCCATGTGGGGCTGCGACAGTGCCGACGGCACCTTCCTCGCCTTCGGCCCCGACAAGAACATCCCGCGCCTGCTGGGATGGCTCGATGCGCTCCATGCCGCCCCGCCTTTCAATTTCGGACAACGCCCGTGCTCGGTCTAAGCGCCTTCCTGGGATTCCTTGCCTGCATTGCCAGCGCCAACTGGCTCATCGTGAACATCGGCCTGGTTCCCGTGGGCTTTGGCCTCGTCGCCCCGGCCGGCGTCATGGTGGTCGGCATAGCCCTGGTGCTGCGCGACATCGTCCAGCGCGAAATGGGGGCGCCTGCTGCCTTCGCGGCCATCGGCATCGGCGCGGCGCTGTCGTCGTTCCTGGCCCCGCCCGCCCTCGTCATCGCTTCGACGGTCGCCTTCCTGCTGTCCGAATTGGCTGATTTCGCCGTCTACCAGCCGCTCAAGCGGAGGGGCTTTATTCGAGCCGTCGTGGCGTCATCGCTCGTCGGGTTGGTCGTCGACAGCGCGGTGTTCCTGTGGTTGGCCTTCGGGGATCTGACCTACCTCGCCGGTCAGATCGTCGGCAAGGTCGAGATGCTGGCCGTCGCGACGATTGTGCTTGCGGCCAACCGCAGATACTTCCCGTGACCGGTCTTTGTCTGATGCCTGTTGACAAACTGGCACATGATGTGAGAGCTTGCCTTCAGGCGGGAGTCGCACCCGCTTAGACACAAATCCTGGAGACCCCCCATGACCAAGGCCACCCCTGACGAGACCGCGCAGGCGCTCCACGACCTGCTCAAGGCCCGCCGCATCAAGAACGTCAACGACCGCGGCGTCGCCTATAACCTGTACGCGTTTTATGTGATTCACGGCCGCTGGACCCCGAAGCAGCTCGACCTCGCCAACCTGATCGTCTTCCGCAGCCGCATCGCGCGCACCTTCACCGTGGTCCGGAGCGCGTCATGATCATCGTGATCGAATGCCTGATCCTGTGCGGCCTTGCCGTCCTCGTCTGGATCGCTCGCGATTATATCATCTGGGCGCAGCGCCGCGATGCTCTCCTCGCCGCCCGCGAACAGGAAGCCATCGATGCCCGGGTTGCCGAACAGCGCCGCACGCGGCCTTCCTTCGGCGTCGCACACGACGCCCTGTTCGCTCAATTCGAGCGGAGCAGGGAGAAGGCTTGATGAGCTACCGCGTCCTGATCCAGACCGCCCGGGTGCCCCACTTCACACGCTGTTCGCCGGTGTTCTTCACCCGCTTCGAGGCCGCCCTGTATGCCAATCTGCTGCGAAGGCGCTGGACCTTCATCGAGGCCGCCAGGATAGAGGAGGCCGACGGGATGGCGAATGCGAAATGGGCCATCCATGATCGCCGCTTCCGCTGGATTCAGGACGTCGACGATGACGCCTGAACGGGCCGTGCGCCTGGCCCTGTGGCTGCGCCTCCTGGCCGAGACCGAGGAGCAGACCGCCCTGGTTTTGGAAAAGATGGGGGCGCGCGCTGATCCCGAACCGTGCCTGGAGAAGGCCCGCCTGCTGCGCGAGATTGCCGACCACCTGATCCACTCCCCTGCATCGGAGCCGAGTCCTGCTCCGGAACCCGATCCCGATCCATCGCCGGACGAGGGTCGTCCCCCGGATGCGCCCATCCGCGCCCTTCTGTGACAGAGTGAGACTCATGGGCATCAGAGCTTACTTTAACGAAATAGATCCCTTCTGCTGCGCATGGTTGAGCAACCTGATGGATGCAGGATTGATCACGCCGGGGAAAATCGATGACAGATCAATACTCGCTCTTCGACCTGAAGACCTCAGAGGATACGACCGCGCGCACTTCTTCGCCGGAATTGGAATCTGGGACTACGCCCTTACTCAAGCCGGATGGCCCGACGACGGACGTGTCACATGGACCGGTTCCTGTCCATGTCAGCCGCTTTCGGGGGCGGGACAGCGCAAGGGCCATGCCGACGAACGACACCTCTGGCCCGCTTTTCACGCACTCATCACCGAGTGCCGCCCTGCAACGGTCTTTGGCGAGCAGGTTGGCGGAAAGGATGGAAGGGAGTGGCTCGCCGCTGTACGCGCTGACATGGAGGGAGACGGATATGCCGTCGGGGCCGCCGATCTGCCGGCTTGCGGCACGGGCGCGCCTCATATCCGGCAAAGACTTTGGTTCGTGGCCCACAGGCTGGAACACGCCGCGGGCAACGGACGGGACGAATGGCGGCCCGAACCAAGCCAACGGGGCGCTGTCGGCGGACGCGGCCCTGGCGGCGTGGCCGACGCCGGCGGCGCGGGATTACCGCCACGCGAACGTGAAGCCGTATGCGGAGCGGGGCGGAAAGACGAAGGGCGAGCAGTTGAACAACGCAGCGGTGCATCTGCTGGCGGGCTGGCCGACGCCGCATGCGAACAGCACAACGGGAGCCGGAACGCAGGGCCGGGACGGCGGGCCGAACATCCAGACGGTGGCCCAACTGGCGGGCTGGCCGACGCCGACAGCGCAGGACGCCGCTTCGAGCGGAGCGCTGGGTTACAACGGCCAGAATTTCATGACCCTGACCGATGCGGCAAGGATCACCGGCCCGGCCCGGATCACGGCTTCTGGCGCAATTCGGATTGGCTCCTCTGCCGCGATGGCAAGTGGCGGCCAACTCAATCCGGGGTTTTCGAGATACCTCCAGGGCTTGCCGATAGCCTGGGATATCGCCGCATTGAGGATCGATGGTCGCTCGATCCGCTCGTCCAAAAAACCGAAAACCGCGTCGGACGGCTCAGGGGGTACGGCAACGCCATCAATGCGGAAACCGCCAAGGTCTTCATAGAGGCCTGCATGGACGTCTTATGAGGATCGAAAAAGGGCGCCGGTCCAGTGTCGGCCAGACCGGCGCCAGGGAACCGTGAATGGGGGCAGACCCTCACGGCGACGCCGTCATACCGTAAATCCAATCTCATCGACAAGGGGCCTTGCATGTCTGCCGTCTACCGCGTTCTCGATTGGCTCTGGAGCGCTTTCATCGTCGCCATGGTGGCGATCATCACCGCCATCGTTGGCCTGCTGCTGTGGGGATTGGCCGACCTTCCGACGCACGCTTACATCCTCGCCGGCCTGGGCCTGTGGCGGGTCATCGGCTTCATCGGCATAGGATTGATCGGCTACGGCATCGTCCTGGCCATCATCGAGACCATCACCGACCTGGCCGCAAGGAAATGACCGTCAGGACTTGCGCCCGGAAGGCTTGCCCTTCTTCTTGTCGGCTTGCACGAATTCCTTCGCCGTGGATTGCTTGATTCCGTGCTTGGCTGCGACGTCTTTGTTGTGTGCGGCGACGCGCATGAACTTCGCCTGCTTGGGTGTTTTCGAGGGTGACATGTCAGTCTCCTAAGCAGCGGAGGGTCCAGCGGCGGCTTCCAATGCCTGCAGGAATTCATGGTGATAGCCCGCGATCAGGACGTCATCGTCGTTGGCGTTCACGATTTGCCGTGCATTCACCGGGTCGTCCGTCGTCGCATTGAAATACTGTCCGAGTTTCCGTCCCGTAAACCACCCTTCCGCGCAGCCCCGGAACAGGATGCGCGCGGCGATTAGCGAGTCGAGGGCGAGCTCGGGATGATCGACGAGATCGCGCGTGCCGGTCAGGCTGAGCTCCTGGGAGGCTCTCCGGTAATTGTCCTCCCAGGTGATCATCACGAAGCCGCGCCCGATATAGGGCCAGTATTCCTTACCCTGGAGATAATCCTGCGACCCGTACTCGGTGATTGGCCACATTGTTGCAGCGCACTCGTGGTAGACGGTCGCCAAGATGTAGGCGAGCCAACGCTGGTCATCCATCGGCGTACCGGTGTAACCGCTCTCGTACAGGGCCAGTAACAGATTTTGCCCATCAACTTGCATCTGATCTAAAGCGCCCTCGAAGAGCTCGTCGCGGACGGTGCTAAAGTAGATATCCCGGTCAAAAGTCATGATCGCATCCATCCCCAGGTTCCGGCGAGGATCGCCACAAAGAAAATCAGGCTCAGGATCACCGACAGCCACCAGCCGCGTGGCAGGTCGTCCCTGTCCTTCCGCCGGCGCGCGATCGGCCTATGGTCGCGAGAGGACCGGCGCATTGCCCGAAACCCCGAGCAACAGATAAATCAGCGCCAGGGCCCCGACCACGATGATCACGATCTTGATGATCCTGTTCAACGGGTCGGGAACCGGAATGTAATCGACGAGCCAGTAGGCGACGCCGACAACCAACATGATCACGATAAGGTTGATTAGCAGCGTCAGCATCGCCTGTTACTCCTTACTCGGATTCAGACGGTGTCGGCACCGGGCCGGTCGGGATGCCGACGATGATCCACCCCGTGGCAGGGGTCCAAGCCGTCTTCCAGTCGATCGGCCGGTTGTCGGGGTCGGGCAGCTCTTCCGGCAGATCCGGCGGCAGGGTGATCGGATGCGACGGGAACGGCGGCAGGCCCTGATCAGGACGCGGCTGCTGACCTGGCAATCCCTGGTCCGGGTAAGGCTGGTTTCCGGGCAGGCCCTGGTCGGGGTAGGGTTGCCAACCCGGTAAGCCCTGATCGGGACGTGGCTGCGATCCGGGAAGGCCCTGATCAGGATACGGCTGATTGCCGGGCAGGCCCTGGCTCGGGAACGGCGGCAGGCCTTGATCCGGGTACGGCGGATAGTAGATCGGGTGCGAAGGGTAGCCGGGCGGCCTGGTCGGGAACGGCGGCTGCGGCCCCGGCAGGCCCTGGTCAGGATAGGGACCGCCACCAACGGGAAGGATATAAGCTAGATAACCTGCCATGATTTTATCTCCTTGGGTTGAGTCCTACGCACGTCATTGCCCCTGCAGCTTGCGATGCACCGCATCGCAATCCTCGATCACCGTCGTCATCTTGCCGTCGGTGGTATAGATCAGGCACTGCACACCGGGAGCGAAATGCGTTCCCGATGCATCACGCGAAGACCGGGTTGCCACGATTTCGTTCGGATTGATAAGGATTTCCTGACGATCCGGCCCCGTGAGCGACACGAACGCCAACACCAACACATACGCGCCCATCGTGCCGCCCCATTGTCATTCTTCTTCGACGCGCACGTCAACCTGAACACCTGGCGGCACCGTGATGTTGACATACACCATCTTGTCCTCCTCCGGTCCCGGGTTCGGCGGGGCAGGATCCGTACCACCGTCCCCACCGTCGATGCTGTAGTCGAGCGACTGCCGCGAGAAGCGCTTGTTGGCGTCGGGGAAGGTGAATTCGCTGACACTGTTCTGCCCCGACGACCCCGCCGTCGAGCGATACCAACCGAATTGCGGGTAGTGCTGCGTGTCGCAATAGCCGACCATGGCGTTGGTGCGCTCGTAGGCAAGCTTGCCGTTGACGTAGAGGCGATAGATGCCGTCGCTCTCATGGAAGCGAACATGCTCCTCGAATTCGATCGGCACGTTGGCGGGCGGCGTGTTCATCAGTTGAATATCGGTCGATTCCCAGGAGTTCGGGTTGTCCATCTGCTGGTCGCGGCTGTCGAAGCTGGCGAGGTAGAGGAACAGCGGACGGGAGTTGTTGGAGCCCTGATGCGCCCCAATGCGAATGGGGGCGCGGTTGATCGGCTGCTGGTTGTTGACGTGGTGCCACTCCCACAGGTTCGACCACTCGGCACCGCCCGGCATGTTCTGTCTGGGTGTCCAGACGAACTTGGTCACGATCAGGTAATCGATGTCGGCCGAGCCGGGGCCTGGATCGAGATCCGGCGGCGTCCTCCAGTCAGATTCATAGCCGCCGTCCATCTGCGACCGTTCGATGTCGTTGCCGTCCTGCCAGACGTCGTTCTCGCGGTCGCCGGGCCTGACTTCGAAGCGGTGGACGCCGTTGTTGAACTGGTACGAGTGGCTCTCGCGCGAGCCATACAGGGTGAAGTTCTGCTCGCCCACGGTGGCGTTGGTCGGGCTGCTGTTCTTCTTCGTCGGTTCGGGCTGCTTGGCCATGATGGTCTCCTGGGTTTAAGGACACTCCTGCCGTTTACGCTCCACTTCAGTCGCGGACAATCGGTCGATTCCGGCCATGTCGTTGGGTGCGTCCGGGACACCCTTGATTAGCGCATCGAGCTTCGCTTGAATCGCGATCCCATCTCTATTCTGTGAATGCTGCAGGATCGGCAACAGCAGAAAGGTCGCGATGCTGATCGCGATGTTGGCGACATCGACGCCGAAGAGTCCGTATAGAATGACGATGGCGGCGAGCCCGGCCGGAATGATCAGCGGGTTGCCGACCATCCGGGTGATGCCGTCCATGGCGGATTCGATGGTCACACCGCATCCTTCATCTCATCGAGGATCACATTCATCGCCTCTTCCAGCGAGGCCGGGTCGGAGGCCGCATCGATGCGGGAATCGCGCGTGGCGTCGCGCAGCTTCTTCTTCGCCTCGACGATCTCGGCCGTCTCGCCGCTCTCCTCCTGGGCGCGCTGGAATCCGACGTCGAGTTGCTTGAGCAACGGTTCGCGCTCCTGGCGGATCTTCTCGCGCACGATGTCCCTGGCGAGATCCATGTCGACCACGATGGCGTCGCCCTCCAGCACCCAGGCCTTGCGAAAGACACGGCTCTCGGGCACCTCGACCTTGGAGGCATCGATCTGCTCGTCACCAAGCTGGATGTAGGTCGGAACGGTATTGTCGGTCACGGCGCATCTCCAAGCATTTCTGAATACACGGGTTGTCGGCAGTTGATCGCGGCGGCAGATAATCAGCGGATGATTCGAGCCCTCGGCCCAGACGTGTTTGGGCACGTCCTTCAAAATCAAATAAATTAGTGCCTGCTCCACGGTGAGGGCATCGATAGGGACATAACTGGACCAGTAGTCCTTGGGGCCGATAAAATTGCCGTCCAGGTCGCGAGACTCAAGATGATAAGCGCCGACAGGAGGAAGCAATCCCCCGTGCAATGCCATTGCCAGCCACTCGGGCGCGGGAACCAGGATTTTCGCGCGGCCATCGTTCTCTCCATCCTCGTACACGACGACATAGTCCGTCTCGACCCGGCTAAGGTTCTCGTGCGCCCAGCAGATGCGGTCGAACAGGTGCGTCATGCCAAGGCTCCCGCGACCAAAACCGATTTCTGCGTAATATCGATGAGAGTTGTGCCGTTCACAGCATAAGCGCTACAGGTCACGGCGTTGTTGCCGACACCCGTGATATCGATGAAAAATCCACCCCCAGCTGTCGTCGTTGCGACGACGGGATAAGCGCCGTAGTTCGCCAAGAATGCTGTATACGTCAGCGTATGCTGCCCAACCGCTGTATCGGTTGTGCTGGAGACATTAAACGTATCGAGCGCCGCAGCGGTCGCACCATTGATGCGCGCCCACGCCTTCACCCGGCTTGCCATGTTGTCGATGGTGGTGCCGGTGCCGGGAGCGCCCGCGAGTTGGTGCCGTGCGGTGGACATCAGGCCGGCCTCCCCGTTGCGATGAAGTGAAGAAACGCATCGATGTAAGCCGTCGTATTATCCTGACAGTTGATCGCAAAAGTTGTCGCGCTCGATGACGCAATGATGCGGAAATGCGAATTGGACAGCGCCGCTCCGACCGGCGTCGTCACGAACGCTGTGGTGGTATTGATCACTGACTTTCCGAGGCCCCCGTCTCCGACACTCGTCACGTTGAAAGCATCGGCAACGGTTGGTACCGCCGCTTGATTGAACCAAGCCCATGCCTTCGGCACACCGCTAATTATGTCGGCGGTCGGCAGTTGCTTGGCGCTGGCACGATCTTGGACGAACGAGGAGACGATGGTGCTCATGCCAAATTCCCCGCCGATATGAAGTTGATCTTTACCACATCGAATAATGTAGCCGTAGCTTGGAAGCCAGCAACCGCAACCTGTGAAGCCGAAGGATGCGTTACGGTCGTGCGGTCGTAGTTGGAAGCCTGGTTCTGTATTCCGGTCGTGGACGAAAAAGACGGATCGAAGAAGGAAGATACGAGAAGAAACGTCGTCAATCCTACTCCACCATCATTGACGCTTGAGACATTGAATTGTGCACCGAGAGCTTGTGTGCCGGTCTGGTTGACAGAGCCCCACGCCTTGACGAAGTCAGCCTTGGTCACCGCCGGATGCGACGTTCCGAGGCGGTTCTGCAACAAGTCGGTTTTGATGACGCTCATACGATTGTCCACTGACTGCCGGATGCGACATCAACCGTGACGCCGGATGCGATGGTGATCGGCCCCGCCGTCACGCCGTTGTAGCCCGCCGGAACACTCTCATTGGCGCTGATGGTCTGCGGATTGAGCCGGATTACGCTGGTGTCTTTCGCATCGACATACTGCTTGGTTGCAGCCTGCAGCGCCGTGGTCGGATCGGCAGGAAGGATGATCGGCACATCCACCGTGATGTCGGCCGCCTTCATCGACAGCTTGCGTGTACCACTCACTGCGAAGTCCAACTCGGTCGCAACGTAGTACATGCCCGTCGTTGCTGCGCCATTGAATGCGTAAGATGGTGCGCTAACGTTACCGAATGGTTCTAGTATAGGTGCGCCCAAGATTAAGCTTGAGGCGGACAGCGTGAATCGTGATGTCCCTGCGATAGCCATCGAGATAGTTGATGCACCACCGTACAATCCTGTCCCTGCTGTACCAAAATGCAGTGAGGTTGTTGTAGAACTGCCAGCAGGAACGGCAACAGGGACGATTGCTGTGATGGCTGCTGACGCTACTTGAAACTTCGCAGAACCAGCGACCGACATGGAGACGACGGTTGCAGAACCGAACACGCCTGTATTGACACTACCAAAGTGCAAAGCCGGAGACGCTGCCGTTCCAGCCGTGAGTCCGATGACGCCGGTCGCGGTATCACCCGCCGTATTGAGATAACGCGTGTCGGCATCAGCCTGCGTAAGGCCGCCCAGCGTCGTCAACATCTCCGCCGTCGTGGTGTCATCCAACACCGTCTTAGCGGCAGGCGTCACCACGGTCGAATCGAGCATCAGCACCGTGCCGGTCCCCGAGATGACAATGTCGCCCTTGTCGCCATCGCTGAAGCCAACGCCAGGAACGCCCTGTGGGCCTTGAACGCCCTGCGAACCCTGCGATCCGGTATCGCCCTTGACGCCCTGCGGCCCTTGCGAACCGGTTGGCCCCGCCGGTCCTTGTGCCCCTGCGGCTCCCGCCGGGCCAACGGCACCGTCAACACCCGCCGGTCCCTGAATGCCGGGTGGACCTGTTGGCCCCGGCGGACCTTGGATCGGGCCGAGGTTGTTCCAGACGCCGCTCTCGGCATCCCAGACGTAGAGGCATCCGTCCGAGTCGGCCACGTAACCGTCGCCGTTGGCGGCCCCGGTCGGCAGGTCGCCGGGGGTCGGAACCGTCCCCTTCATGTTGATGCCGGTTCCGGCCGCGCCCTGCTCGCCCTGCGGACCTTCCGGCCCCTCGGGTCCAACCGGACCCTGCGCGCCCGTTGCGCCGGTATCGCCTTTGAGACCTTGCGGCCCCTGAAGACCTTGGGTCCCCTGAAGACCGGTATCGCCTTTATCGCCTTTCGGCCCTTGCGCGCCGGTCGGGCCACCCGGCCCTTGAATGCCCTGTGGACCGGGATCACCTTTGACGCCCTGGATGCCCTGAGAGCCGGTGTCACCCTTGGGACCGGGGACCGTACTGGCCGCGCCCTCGGGACCCTGCGGACCCACTGGACCCACTTGTCCCTGTGCTCCCGGCGTGCCGGGAATGCCCTGTGGCCCGATCTCGCCCGGCGGCCCTACAGGCCCCATCGGCCCGGTTGGGCCAACCGGGCCGACAATCTCGTCCACGGGCACCCAATCGCCGTCCTGGCGAGCCCAAGCCTCACCATTCGAGGGGGCGTCGTTGGGAATCGCGTTGACGGCGACCCGGGCGATCTCGTCGATCGGCGTCCCCTCCTGCCACACCGGGAGCCACTGCTTCGCCGTCGAACCGCTCGCGATCTGCAGCGGCGCGATGTCGAGCCCGAGCACATAGTCGAGCCCGCGATGGTGGACCGCGACGCCGTCGCCGCCGACGAGGCGGGCCGGAATGTCGGCGCGGCCGATGCCGACCGTCTGCGCGGTGCCGGGCTTCGACGCCGGGATGACCAGCGAGCGCGGTTCCTGCGCCGGAGCCAGGGCGTCGGGATCGAGCGGGGAATTGCTCATCTAGATCACCGTATCGACGAGGGGCAGGCGGCCGGCGACGAGCGACGAACGCGCCCCGGTCAGGATATTGCGGTACTGCACCCCGACATTGATCATGCCGGGGCCGAGTGTGCGGATGGTGTTCCACGGGACCAAGATATCGATGCCGTTGGGGTCGACCAGGGTGACGACGCCGGTGCCGTCGCGGCTCGAGGCCTGGAACCACGGCGAGGTCGAATGGCCGACAGGTGGAAACACCCGCGACCGGGTGCCGTAATCGTCCCAGGTGATGCTGTCGGGAGACAGCCCGAGCACGACCTCGTCCTGGGTTTCATCCCATGCCGTCATCCCGGGCACGAGCACTCGATAAGGCATCCGCCAATCCGAGGAGGCGGAGGCTTCTTCGAAGAGGACGCGTTTCGTGGCCGTGATGGTCATGGGGCTTGCCTCACAGCTTAATGTGGAAGCACAACTGGATGTACGGTGCCATCAGTTGCCATGCGGTGCCGCTGCCCGCATTGTTGACGGTGATGTTGGAGGCCCGCGCGTCGGTCCAGATGACGTGCGTGTGGTCCTGGTTAGTGCCGCCCGACCAGGCGCTGAAGCCGTGGTGATGCCCGGTGCTGCGGCCGCCGGACCAGAAATTAATCGTGTGCTGATGGGCGCCATTGGCACCGGTGTTGTAATCGACATTCTCACGCGCGAAGCTGGCGCCGCCTTGATGGGTCTTGCTGCCCGATTCCGAATAGCGCGAATAGGTGTGCGTATGCTGGCCCTGAACGTCGGTATAGCCCGAAATGTAATGGGTGTGATCGCGGTCATCGACATCGGTCAAGCCCGTCACATAATGGACATGGTCGTTGCTGTGACCGCTTGTCGTGCCCGAATGCGAGTGCGTCGCATCGGTGATGCCGTGGTTGTGCGTCGGCATCTCGGCAAGCGTCAGCGTCTTGATCGGAACCGCGCCACCATAGGATCCGACCTTGAGTTGGTCGCCTGCCGCAAACGTAATTCCAGCCAGGCGGTTCTTGGCCGCCGCCCCCATGGCGTCCATGCCGACCGGAAAGCGCCCCATCAGGTCGGGCGTGCGGATCGCCTTGCCGCCGTCCCAATCGCCCTGGGCTGTCGATCCGCGCGACGGCAGCACCGGGAGCATGCCGTGAAGGTCCTGGCCCCACAGCCATAGGAACAGCGCTTCGTTGTCGTCGTTGGCAGAACCGCCGTCAACGACGTTGGTCGAGGTCGCCTTGCCGATCGAGCCGCCGTTGCACAGCACGAAGCCCGGACGCGGTTGCGCGTTGGAGAACGACAGCACGATGTCGCCGGTCACCAGGAGCTGCTGCTTTTCCTCGGGCGTCAGGACGCTGCCGGGTTCCTCCGTCGTGGGTTGCGCCGGGGTCGGGATGTTGTCGACGTCCTCGACCAATGTGCTCCATTGGTCGAAGGCGCGCATGCGGTAGCCGGGATTCGGCTGGTCGCTGATCCAGACCGGCGGCAAGCGGCCGTGGCCGGTGGTCAGGACCGGGATGGCGTGCGGGATTCCCAGGTCCGAGGTGGTGTACACGGTGATCGGGTCGAGGGTTCCGGCGATGTAGTAATACACCGAGACGTCCCTGACCGCGCCCGTGGTCGGGTCGAACCAACTTCCACCGGAGCCGTAGGCGAGAGATGCGGCCATCACTGATTCCTCTCGCCCTGGTAGGCCCCGAATGCCCCGGCGGCCCCTCGGCCGCCGAACCGCTGCTGCTGCTCGTAAATCCGTTGCAACTCTGCCAGAAAGGCCGCCCGATTCTCCGGGGCCGCCGTCAGCAGCCTGGACATATCGAGGTTGGTTTCCTTGATGCCGCCCTTGACGAACGGCTTGACCACCGGGCCATACATTTTGCGCAGCAGGCCGGTCGCGATCTGGCCGAGGCCCGGCGCTTCGCTGATCGGCATTTCGGTCAGGGCAGGGTCATCCGGGTTCTGGACCTTCTTCTGCGCCGCCGTGCGCTGCGCCGTGACCGACTGGCCTTCGGCGCGCTGCACAGTCCCTCTCTGCCGCGCCAGTCCCTGCAGCCGGTCATAGAGAGCATCCGCTTGCGCCTCTCCTAGAAGCAATCGCATCTTGGCCCGGCCGTTGTTGGAGTTGAGCCGGTTCTGGATCGCCGAGAAGTCGTTGGCCGGATCGTCCATGATCTTAGCGAGATTGTCGCGCGCTCCCATCCGCATCGCGGTGCGCTGCTCGTCGCTCATGTCGCGCAGATCGCGCGCGAACTGATCCGGTCGCGTCGAGCGTTCGAAGAGTTTCTGCCCACCCTCCATCGCCTCCAGAATCTCGCTGTCGTTGCGATAAGTGCGCAGCGCCTCCCGATAGGCGCTCGTGTTGTTTGGTCGCGTGGTCGCGTCAGCCAACGTGTCGACGAGACGGCGCTTGACCTCGATCAGCGGGCCGGTGTTGCGGCCCGCCCTGACCGCTTCGCCGATCATGCCGTCGAGTTCCTCTTTGGCGTTCTTCAGCGAGCGGAAATCGGTGCGGTTCGACAATGCGCCCCGGATGCGCAGCATCTCCTGCTCGCCCGGCAGCAGATCGGTGGCATTGGCCGCGACCGATGTCGGCAGGCGGCTCTCGATGTAGTTGATCACAGGCGTCGTATCGATGCGCTTGCCCTCGGCAAGCGTCTCAGCTTCGCCAAAGATCGCATTAGCCTGTTTCCGCTTCGCCGTCTGGGCGACCTCCATCTGATCCATGAAATTGTCGGCCTTGGGCTCGACGTAGCGGTCGAGAGCCTGCGCCACCAGGGAGTTGTCGCCGCGCAGCGATTCCGTCCTGGCCTGGAGGAAGTCGCGGATCGGCTGCTGCTGCGGTCCCGGCGTGGTGTAGACCGATTCCCCAAGCCGCTGCGGACCAGGGCCGGTGTCCCACAACCGGCCTTCGGGACCGACCTGAGCCCATTCCTCGGCCGCCCGGCCAGGGCCGCCCATGTCGCTGATGGTCTCGCCGACATTGGCCGCTGCCTTGGTTCGCACCGGCCCGACCTCGGGCACGTCGATCCGGCGCGGTCCACCGGCCAGCGCCGCGCCGGGAACCGCACCGCCGACCACTCTGGCGGCAGTTTCCAGGCCGGGCATGTCTGGGGCCAACTTGTGCGCGCCTTGTCCGGCCGCTTCCGAGGCGACGCCGGGAATCAGACCCTGGCGCACGAGTGCCCCGGCTCCGGCCCGCAAGCCGCTCTGTGCCGCGCCATAGCCTGCAGTCGGCAGTGCGCCGCCAACGAATTCGCCCGCCGTTCTGGCATACTCGCCCGCAGGCGTCTGCGGCTGATAGTTCAATCCCGGCACCCCGAGATTGGTCGCACCCTGGATCATCCGCTCAGACCCGTATGTCTTGCGCAGATCCTCGGTCGAGGTTGCCCCGGCCGCTTTGAGCCGTGCCGCCTGATCCTCGGCCGATTCGCCGGATAGGGTGCGCTGACCCCAGTCATAAACGTCGGTCACCAGCCCGGCGATGTCGGCCGGAGCACCGGGTAATCCGACCAAGCCGCGACCGACACCCGAGGCTCCCGAGCGCGCCACATCCTCAGCCAGACCCGGCCGTGCCGTCTGCGCCTGGGTCACCTGTTCCGACGTCATCTCCCACGGTTGCAGGCCGGCAGACTTCGCGGCCGGGGCCGCTTGGCGCGCCGCCTGAAACTCCTCCTCGGTCATTTCCCAGGGTTGTTTCATCGGACACGCTCCCACGACTTCGGATCATTGCGCGGGCCGCCGATGTACTTGTTGGCGCCGATGATCTCGCCAATCTCCAGGCCCGGAGCCGCTGGCCGCTGGCCGGGTTCCTCGCCCGGCCGCGCCACGGTCTTGAACTGCTCAGCCGTGGCCGGTTTGTCGGAGAAACTCGGATCCTCGAAATAGTTGGTCGCGCCCTGCACGTTGGGATCGTCGTCCTTCGCCCCGAGACCACCCGCCTTGGCCCGGTTGCGGAAGCCACTGACAATGCTCTTGGTCTGGCCCCACCGGGCTTTCTGCTGCGCCTCGGCCGCATTGACGAAATCGGCCCGCATCTGCGGCGTTAGAGCAGCGCCGCCGTTGAGCCGCGACACCATCGCATTGGCCCAAGCGGGCAAACCGCCGGACGAGGTGATCATGCCCTGTTCGTTCTGGGTCACGGTTGAGCCGGGATCGATGGCCTTTAACACCTGAATCACGCCGTTGATGTCACCTGCCGCTGTGCCCTGGCCGAACGAGGCTTTCATCGACGCATTGGCGTCAGACAGAGCTCGGTATTTCTTCACCGTCTCGTTGCCTTCGAACTGCCCGGCCAACGCGCTGACCCGCTCGATGGTCTTCTCTTCGCGTTCGTCGAGCGGTTCCAGTTGCATCCGGCCGTCTGCCGTCTGCCGCACCCGCCACGTCTTGGTGTCGCCCTCGGGAATGCCCGCATCTTTCCGGCGCGGATCGTTCGGGGCCAGGATGATGTCGCCGGGTAGCTTGGCGGCGCTACCATCGACCAATTCCGGCTGCGTCCTGCCGGTCTTGTCGATCTTCCACAGGCGGCCATTGTCGGCGGTCTTGTACTCGTACTGATTGCCCACCGTGCCGCCGACCGGTTCGGCCACCCCGGTGGTCGGGTTGGTGCGGTACAAGACGCCACCGACCTCCTGGAATCCGTAGCCTTTGCCCTCCTTGCCCGCCCGCGCCTGCGTCATGGCGTTGACCGCGCCGACGGTGCCTTGGATCAGTTGCGGGTCGCCGCTCGACAGCGCCAGGCCGAGCGCCTCGATCATGTACGGCGACATGCCCGCCATGGCCTGCGGCGCGACGCCGACGCGCGCCAGCGCCTGCTGCGTCTGGGGCGGCAGACTGCCAGTGGTGGCGGTCGCTCCGGACGCTCCGGTCTGCACCGGCTGTTGCTGCGGTTGAACCTGTGGCTGTTGCGGTGCCCGGTATTCCGGGATCACCGTCTGACCCGGTGGCGTCACCGCAGCCGTCTGCGGCCCCTGCGGCTGCACACCGGCACCCGACCCGACGGCTGGAGGCGGTGTCTGGGCCGGGGCCGGTGGCTGCGCCGGGGGTGGAGCCTCGGCGGCAGGGGCAGGTTGCGGCTCGGACCCCGGCAGGCCGATCGGCGGCTGGGCGTTGACCGCCATCGATGGCGTCGCCCCGCCCTGCCCCGGAGCGATCGGCTGGCCCGCCGTTGGCATCGGCTGCGCGGCGACCGGAGCGTCCGGTGCGACCGGGACAGCACCCTGCTGCGGGACGGCACCCTGCTGCGAGACAGCACCCTGCGGCTGCGCCTGCGCTGGCGTTATCGCACCGGTCGTGGCGGGATCTGGCGGCATCCCGCCCTGCTGCGCCCCCGTGGCCGCGCCGAGCTGCGGCGTCGAGAACAGCGGCGGCTGGTTCTGCGCCGACGACACCGCTTGCTGCGTCGGGCCGGAGCGCGGCACCACGCCGGGCGCCGCCGCCGCCACCGCCTGCGGTGCCCCGGGCTGCACGGCCGGCGTGATGGCGGCCTGGGGATCCGCCTGCGCAGCCGCTGCGGCGGGAATGGGGCCTTGGGCGGTCTGTGGGTCCGCAGGCGCCAGTTGCGGTGCTCCCGCGCCTCCCGGCGGCGGTTGGTAGCCGGTGAGCCAGCCCCTGGCCTTGGCCGCATGCCCGCCCATCTGCTTGGTCACCTTGTCGTAGACCGTGCCCGGTGCGCCGCCAGCCTTGGCGTCGCTACGGCCATAAAAATCCTTGCCGATGCCGCCCGCGTTGATCGCGGAATACATCTCCAGCAGGCCCATGCTGGACGGATCGAAGCCCTTGTCCTTCAGATACTGGATCGACGCCTTGACCTGATCGCGGAAGGGCGTTTCCGGCGTCACGCCATACTGGGCGCGCTGCGGTTCGCCCCACTGGATCAGGCCGCGATGCTCGCCCCACTTGGTCGTCGGCCCCTTCTGCCACGGGTTCATGGTGCCACCAGTCTCGTAAGACATCACCGTGGCGAGATCCTCCGGCTTGATTCCGGCCGCCGTCGCCTCCTCGACCAGCGCTTGCCGGTTGTCGGGATTCCAGTGCGTGCCCGAAGGCGGCATCGTCATCGGCGCGCTACCGCCGGCAAAGGTCGGCAGCTTGCCGGCGGGCTGCGGCTGCAAGGTGTCGTTGCCGGTCCCTCCGGTCGCACCGCCGCCCCCGCTGAGCGGCGTTCCATACTGGCTCTGCAGCCGCGCCAGCTCTGCCTCCTTGTCCATCTTCTGCCGGACGCCCTCGCCCTGACGGCGCGTGTACATGTCGTCGTATTGCTTCATCAGGTTGGGCAGGATTGCCGCGATGCCCTCCTGGAGCTGCTTCGACATGTCGGGCGGACCCCAACTCGGCTTGTCGATGTTCTGCGTCGGACGCAGATTGTTCTGGTAGCCGAACTCGAACGGCCGAATGCTCAGGGCCATGCCTCAGCCTCCCCACATCTTGGTGAACAGGCCGCCCGAGCCCATGCCGGCCCCCGCCACCTGGCCCGCCAACTGCAGCCCGCCCATGATCGCCCCCATCTTGTTCTGCGCCGCCTGCTGCCCGGCCATCATGCCCTGCTGCGTCGAGGGGATCAGGGTGTTGTAGAAGTTCGAGTTGGCGCCGGCCACGTTCTGCATGTAGCCGAGCGCGTTGTTGGCCTTGGACTGGCCGAACCCGGTTTCCAGCGTCGCCATGTTCTCGCCCTGGCGCATGGCCGTGTCGGACAGGCTCTGGCCCGCCGTCATCTGGTTGTTGGACAGACCCTTGGCCGCGTCAGAGTAGATCGAAGCGGTGTCCTTGCCCTGACCGACTTGAAGCGTGCCGACGTCCTTGCCCTGCCCGACCTGCAACGCCGAGACGTCCTTGCCCTGATTGGCGTAGAGTTGGCTCTCGGTGTTGCCCTGGTTCTGGTAGATCCCGGCGAGGTTGGTCAGCGCCCCGGCCTGGCCGGAAACGGCGTTCTGGGCCGCATCGACGTAGCCCGACAGCCCTTTCTGCCAGTTGGTCCATTCCTGGTTGGCGAGGTTCGAGGACAGTCGCGTGACCGCGTCCTGGGCGTTGCCGCCATAGGCGCCGCCGATCTTGTTGGCGGCGCGCTGCGCCCCTTGCGTCGCCTGATCGACCTGCCACTGGTAGCCGGGGCCGGTCTGGAACGCCGCCAGCGCCGCGTCGCGCCCCGCCGCACCATTGATGCCTTGGCTGTTCTGATACAGATCGTACCCGGCCATCGATTTATCGATCAGTGGCTGGAAGCCCTCGACGGCCCGGTTGCCCGCGTCGGTCGCTTGGCCATAGCGCTGCCCGACCGCGTCGATCGCCTGGCCGTAGCCCTGCTGCACCGTATTGATGCCCTGGCCGTAACCCTGACTGACGGAATCGATCGCTGCGCCGTAACCGCCCGTGACCGCATCGAGCGCACTTCCACGGCCCTCCAGAATCGCCGCGTTGCCCCTGTCGAGCGCCCCGGTCATGTCGCCGCGCGCGGTCTGGTACTGCTGGTTCAGCACCGGCTTGGATTTCTTGTAGCCGCTGGTTACCGCCTTGTCGGCGGCGGTCTTGCCCTTGCCGTAGATGTCTTCCAGTTCGCTGCGCTGCTGGAGCGCGAATTTGGCGGTCTGGACCGAGGCGTTGCGACCGGCCTTGCCGGAAAAGACGGATGCCATCAGAGCCTCACGGGGTCGGCGGGACCGGCCGCGGGGCCGGATACGGAACGCCACTCAGCACGGAGAACAAGCGCCGCTCGAACTCATACTGGGTGGTCAGGAACAGGTTGTATTCGAAGGTCGGCGTGCCATCCGGGTTAACGATGCGCTGCTCCGGGATCAGCGGCCGCGGCGGCAATCCAATGTAATCGCGCTCGGCCTCGGTGAAGGGGACGGCCATCAGTACACCTCCCGCTCGTCGGAGGATGGGCCGACGCCGTATTTCTGCTGGATGTCGTAGAGCACGGCGGGCGGCAGGGCGGCCATCGAGGCGACGCCGTATTTGCGCAGGATCTTGACGATGTCGTCGCGGAAAGTGACGTAATTGCGCGAGCCCTCGCCTGCGCTGCGTGAGCCCTGGTCGAGGTATTTGATGCCGGGGATGCCAGCTTCAGCGAGACGTTGCGATGCTCCTGCCGGATCGTGGTAGCCGCGCATAAGGTTGTAGGCCGTCTGACCGTCTGCGTCGGGCGGGATTTCGCCTGAGTAGATCGCCTCGGCCTTCCTGCGCAGCGGCCCGCTCATTTCGTCTAGTGACCGGGGCGAGCCGCGCAAGAGGTCAACAATTTCGCTCTGCTTGTCGAGCGGCGCGTCCCAGTCGAGGAACTGCGCCGGGTCGGCGTCGATCTCAACCTCGTACATCTTACCCGGAGATCCGAACTCCTTGACCGCGTCGTCATAATAAGGGCTGTCGTGTGTATAGACGCGCCCGCTGTTCGGATCGGTTATCGGCCCTTTTGACAGCGCATCCCGATAACTCTTCGCGATCCCCTCATTTTCCGCGAAATACAGCCCATGTCCGTAAGCCTGCGCGCCCTCGCCGGTGCCGATCTTGGACAGATCAAAGCGGTCGAAATCGTGTGGAGAACCGTGATAGGCGCGGATGCTTTTCGGCGCTTCGCGGTAGAGGTCGTCAAGAGATTGCACCGCTTGGGCACTGGCCTTCGGCGGCTGAACGCCGGAGGCAATCGTCGTGCCGCCCTTGCCGGAGCCAGCGAAACCGCCGGTCATCGCTAACCCCGTGGCATCGAGCACCCGCTCTGCGGCCGGATCAGGCTCCGACCAGTGCCGCGGCTGGCCGATCTCGAGGTCGATGTCTCCCTTGTAGACGTCGCGCGGCAGCGTCGCGCCCGAAACGGCGCTGTCGATCAGGCCGGTGACGAGCGAACCACCATGACGCTGGCGATAATACGGACTCTGCGGATCGTCGATGTCGTAGATCTGACGCTGCGGTTGTGCTGGCTCCGGCGTCGCCATGGCCGGATTCGCCCCTTGCGCCTGCGCCCGCATCTGCTCGATGCGACGGCGCAATTCCGGGTCGTCCTTGTACGATTGGGTAATGCCGGCAATGGACGCGCCATAGCTCATCAGACCAGCCCTTTCCGGCGAAACAGGTCATCCCTGAAATTCGGATAAGCCTGGTTGGCCAATGGCGGCGGCTGCTGCATCTGGGGCTGCGGAATTGCACCTCCCGGCACGGCCCCGCCCTGTCCCGGCGCGGCTCCCGGCGCGGCCAGTTCAGCCATCACCGGCATGCCGCCGTTGTTCGACGTGCCCGGCGTCACCTCCTGGTTGTTGGCGGACATCGCCCGCGCCGCCAGGGTCATCGGGTTGCGGTAGGTGTCGCCCTGCGGGACCTGGGAGGCATACATCTGGTACAACGCCGCCATCTGCGCCGACTGGTCGGGCGGCTGCTCCACCTCCGTCAGCGGCGGCCGGGTGGCACGCTGCTTTTGCGCATCAGGCGTCACCATGGCCGGATTGGCGCCTTGCGCATCGGCTTGCTCAGCCCGCATCGCGTCGATGCGCGCGCGTAACTCGGGATCATTCCGATAGTCCCGGGTGATCCCCGCGATGGATGCACCGTAGCTCATCGATCGACTCCCCTGGCGCGTGACGGCTGCGTCGAGGTCGAGACGCCGCCGAGGATCGTCGCCGGCACCGGATCGACCACGTCGACGCGAATGCGCGTGCCGTGATGCGTCGAGCGGCCGAGATTGTTGACGGTGATTTTTTGCGCATAGCGCCCGACGCGGCCCATCGAGCGCGCCACCGGCCTGCTCCAATTGGCGCCGCCATCGTGCGACCACGACACCATCGCGGTCGGGTTGGTCTCGTACGGCGACGGCACGCGGGTTTTGCCCAGGGCCACGACGCAATCGATGTCGATCGACGGCACCCGCACGGAGGCCGGAAACGCCTTGATCGGGCCCGACTCGCAGCGGAAGCGCAAACGCCCGCCGTCCTCGCGGAACTCCTCCTGCATGATCCGGAACAGCTTGCCCTCCAGGAGATCCTGGCAGTACCAGAGGTGTTGGTACTGCACGGCCGACGTGCCGCGCCAGGACGTGTAGCCGTAGGAATCGCGGCGATGCCACGCGCCCGACTGGGTGTTGTATTCCCAGGTCCACGACTCGCCGTCCGGAGTGAATCCCGTCAACGAGAACACCGCCTGTTGCTCAAAGGCGTAGACCTGGGCGACGAGCGCGTCGGTGTTCTCGCGGCACGAGTAGATGTCGAAGGCCACGTCGTCGTTGCTGATGATTTTGGGCGTCAGCCCGTCCATCTGCCGCACGGTGAAATCCGATGCGACGAAAAACACGCCGCGCTCCCATTCCATCGAGCCGCCGGCCACGGCCCACGGCCCGAGCAGGCCGACATCAAGCGCAGTCTGGCGCTGGAACGGGAACGGGCTTGTCGCGACATCGACCCAGACCTCGATCGACTGCGTCGACATCAGCAGCAGCACCGCCTGCATGGCCTTGGCGCGCAACAACTTGTCGGCCACATAAGCCGTCTTGTCGAAGGAGCCGTCGGGAATATCGGGGTTCTGGAGTTGGCTCGCGGTGAAATAGCCGTTGGCGTGCGTGAACACGAAGTAACCGGAAAAGTACTCGACCGAATTGGGCTGGCCATGTGAGGCCAGGTTGCCGAGGGGATCGGGATAGACCGCCACGGTGTTGGTCAGATAATCGACCAGGTAAGCCCCGAGCTCCGTCACGACAACGATATTGGGTGAATCATCGCGCATGTTGTGCGCCATGGTCACCCGATCGGTTCCCGGCAGCAGCCCGATGACCTTGGTATCGACATCCCCGACGAGGCAGCGCAGTTCGTCGTCCCAGACATGAAACAATCGGTCGGACAGGGCGTGCGTGCCGCGTGCAATGCGCGCGGTCGCATCGGGCAGCGTGAGCTTGCGTAGCAATCCCGGTGTGCGCCGGATCTCGACGACGTCACCGATCTTGACCGCGTAGCCGTTGATCAGGTCGCCCTGGCCCTCGCCCGCCCGACGTCCGGGGAGCGCAGATGTCGGCCATGGCAATTGAACCGGAGGCATCTAAAAATACTCCCCGATCATGCGGACGTAGGTCGGCCCGCGCGTGCGCTGGAAGCGCAGCGCAGCTTCAGCCAGTCCGGCATTCTGCAGCACCGCCGCGCGCTCCTCGGCCGCGATACCGAACGTCTGCGCGTATTCGCCGGCAAGGTAGCGCGCGATCTCGCTCACCGCCTCGTCGGGCACGTCGGTGTTGACGTCGTCCACCGTGTAGACATGCGCCTTCGCCATCGCCTGGAGCTTGAACTCCAGGCTTTGGTCGACGGCGCGGTAATCCTCGGGCGGCAGATCCTGGCCGCTCTGGTACACGCCCAGTTCTTTCAGGATCTCCTGCACGAGGTAGGCCCGCGTTGCCATCGCGTCAGCTCCGGCGCGGAGCAGGTTTTTCCAGGGTCGCCTTGTCGGGCGTCTGGACATCCGGCGGCGGCTCGCCTTGCTTCGGCCGGCGCTCGCTCTGCGATTGCGATTGCGATCCCTCTTTGACGTTGCCGTCCTCGTCGAGCGATTCGATGTACTTGTCGGCGGCCTCGTCGCCCTGGGTGGCGCGCAGGCGCGCTTCTTCGGCCACGGCATTGGTCGCGGTGGTGTTCTCGGCCCCGCCGCCGAGGGTCTGCTGCTGCTGCGGCTGCTCCTCATGCTTGGGGCCGCCGTCGACCTGGAAGTAGCGGTTTTTGGCGAGCTTTTCGAGGATCGGCTTGGCGCGCTGCTCACCGAGCTTCTCGACCAGGTTGACGCTCTGGCCTTCCTTGAACAGCACGCCGCCGACCGTCACCAGCTTGTTGGTCTTGTCGGGATTCAGATATTGAACGCCAGGCCCTAACTTTTTCTCTTCAGGCATTGTCGTGTCCCTCCGGGGAATCAGATCAATCGCGATGGATATAGAAGGGGATGACGAGGCTCATGACGCCGGCGGCCGGTACCGCCGCCTCGGCCAGGAGATAGACCGGCGTGTCCTCGGTCAGCGGCGCTGCGGCGAGCGTGCCCGGCGCCAGGTTGGCCTTGTAGCCTGCCGTCTGCGGCGCGACGGTCGCGGTGGCGAGAATGCCCTCGGGCACGGTCTTGGATCCGACTTTCAGCGTCACGGCGGCCGTGAACGCAGTCGAGATGAAGCCATTCGCGGGCAGGATGATCGAGCCGCGCGGAATCGTGCCAATGTGAAACGCCAAGTTTTGGGTCAAGGCGACGCCGTTGCGCGGCGGCTGACCGAGAACGTCCTGGGCGGGCGGGGCCTGGTTGATGTGCACGGCGATGCCGTGCAGGCCGTTCATGTTGGGGAAGCCTCTCCAAGGCTTTAAAATCTTAGGATAGGTGGCCATTGATCAGTTCTCCGTTTTGGAACCTCTGTTAGTGGAGCATTAAAAAGGCACCCGGGGACGATGCGTTACGAAGGGTGTCCCCGGGCTTAGTCTCTCGATCAGCGCATGCCCAAGCCAATCGAGATCAGGAGGCTCAGAGATCCGGCGGTGCCGCGACGAAGATCGTCACGATGCCCCACTGGAGGAGGGCGGCGGTGGACGATTCGGGGTCGCGTTTCTTGAACACCTTGCCGACGCCCCACACGGCCTCGACGCCTCGTCCGATGAGAAACCCGTAATCGTCCTCAGATCGTTGAGTAGGTTTAGGTGTTTGACCCCACCCAACCGCGACCGCGTTCTGCCCGCACAAGAACATTGCTTGCTTATTGGCTGCCGGTGTGCCACCAGGGATAGTACAGTAGTCGGAAATCTCAGGAACTTCTCTGATTATTATTCCTCTATACTGGAGGTCTCCGTCAGCAAAAAGTGGATTCTTGTCAATACTTGTCTCGCGCGGACGAGCATTGGTGTTGGCGTCGACGATCGCCGGGTCGGCCGCAAGATCGCGGAAGGCCTCGGAACCGGCGAAGACCACGAACCACTCGCGGCCCTGATCCTCGTTGTCCATGTACGGCGTGATGCCGGGATCGGCACCGCGCGCCATGCGCTTGGCGAGCAGCAGGACCTTGGCGCTGGCGCGATCGGTCGGATCGTCCAGCATCGCCAGCGACGCGGCATGCGTCGAGACGAGGTTGGAGCGCGCCGCGCCAAACAGCACGCGGTCGGCGTTGTCGTTCTGCCACTTGTCTTTCTGCGCCTCGGTGGCTTCGAAGTATTTGATGCCGTTGACGCGCTGGCCCGAGGTGGCCTCGTTGCCGAGATTGACCGGGGGCGATTCGGACGGCAGCGCCATCAATGCCTGGCAGATTTCATCGCGCAGGATGGCGTTGCCCCATTCGGTCAGCAGGGGCCGCACGACCTCGAGCTGCTCGAACGATGACTTGCGCATCTGGGCGCGCGTCAAGAGGACGGCGTTTCTGGCCCAATCGACCCAGAGCCGCATGCCGTAGTTGTCGAGTTTTTCCTCGTTGCCGGTCAACGGGCCGGTGCTGACGCCGGGACCGCGCAACGACCCGACGATCGGAATCGACAGCACGTCGCCGCCGCTCTTGAGTTCGTTGGTGACCTGGATGATCGCGGTCGGCGATTCATCCATGTACGGCGAGAAGAAGTTGCCTCTCCGCCATTCGCGCATGATGCGCGTGCGCCATTTGACGAGCTGGTTGTTGACGTGAGTTGAGGTGACTGCCACCGGAGGCTCCTGGGAGCTGGTAGCGCGCCTTCATCCTATCGCTGTCGGCGGTGTTTCGGGCGCGCTGCTGCGAAGATCGCGGCGTCCGACCCGTCATTGCCGTCATCGTCCTCGGACGGGTTGCCCGAGGAGCCCATGCGGGAAATCGCGGTCGGAATCCGCTGCGCTTGCGGCCGAGGCTGGAATTGACCGTTGGGGCTGCGCGGGAGCGGTGGTGCCGCACCCGAGTTGCCGAGATATTCGTCGATCACCCGCTGCTTGAACGCGTCAAGGTCGTCGTCACCGAGTTCGCGGTCGCGGGTGGCGCGCCTGTGCCATTGCACCATGGCTTCGCCCGGCGAGGCCGAGTTCATCACGGCAAAATAGGTTTGGGCGTCCTTGCCGTCCTTAACGGTTTCGTACCAGTCGGACCAGGCCGACCTGAACTTGTCGCCGTGGCGGGATTCCGCAGCGAGAAAGTCCTGGTTGATCATGAGCTGGGCGATCTGCTGCTCCAGCGGCTGGGTCCATTCGGTGCGAAGTTCGTTCAGGGTGCCATCGGGGTCCGAGAACAGGCGCTCGGACAAGGCCGGCTTCTGTTCGCGGGCCTGGCGCTCGCGCTCGTGCTGCTGGTAGCGTTCGAGCTGCCGGTCTCGTTCCTGGCGGCGTTCGCGCTCGTCGAGCAGAGCCTGGAGCAAGCCCGCGTTGGAGCGATCCTCGACGCCTTCCATGCCCGGAGGCGGGGCTGGCGGTTGCGGTTCGGCACGGTCACGCGGTGGGGCGGGAGCATCGGCCCCGCGTCCCATCTCCCGGATGGCATCGTCTACGGCTTGATCGACAGGGGTGCGTTCGACGGGACTCGTGGTGTCGGGTGCCCCTTCGGACTGTCCGGCATCCTCGAAAATCTGCCGCTCGATGCCACCTGCCATGAGGTCAATTCCTGCGTCTGGGCTGTCACGTCGCCCTGGCCACGAAGCGCCCTTTGCAGTCGGCGGCACTGGCGATCGGCTCCGGGGCCGACCCGACCCGGTGGTATCTGGATACCACCGCGAAGGCGTCCTTTATAGGCACAGTTGTCCCGTTAAGTCCAATCTGTCGCGATCGGTCAAGTCTGGGGAGGGCTGAATCGCCTGTGCTAGCCTCGTTTGGCTTCAAACGTTCGTTTGTACGCAACGCACGGACAGCCGGTCCTATTTAGGAATGTGAAGGTAAGCCTATGAGCGCCTGTCGATGGATCAAAGACCCTGATGTTCCCGGTGGGCGCTTCCTTGTGCCCGGTTGCTGGAACAGGGTCATCCATGGCGACCATGCGGATTGCCACTGTCCGCGCTCGACAGGCCCCTCCCTGGAGGATCGCGTCGACACGTTGGAGCGGCGACTTAAAGAGGCCGAGGCCGAGCTTTCGGCGCTCCGTACACAATCGGATGTCATGAGCAACTGATCAGTTGAAGACGTCTTTTAAGCCAGGGGTCAGGCGGTGTCGGACTCGTCGTCCGGGCCAGTCACTTCAGCGCTTCCCGGGCGACCGCCCATGCAGCCTCTGCCTGATCTTTGGTACCACCATAGCCGTATGCTTTCTGAAGCGCCCTGATGACGGATTTCAGCCGCTCGATTTCGACGTCTCGATCTTCGATCCGCTCCAGCGCCACACCGGCCCAATTGATCCCGTTAACGATCAGCTCACCGCTCTCTGCCATTCTGGCGAGAATATCAAGGGCTCCGTCTGTCTCTGTGTTTTTCATGCGCTGCCAGAGGGCTCAAGCGCTGTCGGACTCGTCGTCCGGGCCGGACTGGTCCTGCTCGTCCTCGACCCGGTCCATGGCCTCGGTGAGGGAATCCAGGATGTCCTGCACCGGGATGCCCTTGTCCAGGTAGGACCGGATCAGCGCTTCCAACTCGCTCTCAAATGTCATGGTCGCCCCCTAGGCTTACCGATCGATGGGACCGATGGCGGGCGCGGCGGCGGCTTGGTCAGCATGCCCGCAGGGGCTTCTGAAATTGTCTTGGCCTCCTGCGTGACCTTGTCGGCCTGGGCCAGCTTCAGCAACTGGTCCGCCCGCGCCGTCTCAAGCCCCGACCAGCCCATCTGTGTGGCGGCCTGTGCCTTGGCGGCATGCTCCTGCGCCTTGGCCATGTTGACCTCGAACAGGCCAGGAGGCGGCGGCGGTGGCTCGCGGGCAGCCGGGATATGCGCGCCGACCTGGATCTTGTGATCGATCTCATTGGCCTTGGCCTGGTCGAGCCGGGCCTTGGCCAGATCAGCTGCGGTGTCGACCTGCTGCGCCGGGCCGCGCTGCGCCTCCATGATCGTCGCCTGCGCCTCGACGCCCGCCGTCTGCGCCTCGGCCAGGGCCTGCTGGCCCTTGGCCTGGTTCAGGCCGGCCTGGCTCTGCAACTGCTGGATCTGCGCCTGCAGCAACTGCATCTGCAACTGCATCGCCATCTGATCCATCGGCTTGGGCTGCTGCGCCGCCGCGATCTGTTGCATGATGCGCTGCTTCGTGGATGAGGGCAGCGGCGACAACTCGATGATCATCTCCGGCGGCACCTCGGCCCCGCCCTTGGACAGCGCCAGCACGGTGTCGAAAGTGTCGGCCATGGTCGAGACGCTGTCAGGCCCCTCGTCGATGATGATGTCCACATCGAGCGCCGCGAGTTGATTCAAGACCTGCGGCTTGCCGGTCTCGGGGTCCAATTGCCAGCCATTGACCTGGATGAACTGCGCTAGGTTCTCGTCGTCTGTGACGCGGATCCATCTGGGCGCCTGCCAGATTTCCTGAATGGCGTTCCAGGTCTTTCTGTACACACGCAACTTCCAGCCGCGATAGGCGGTCATGAAGCTGCCGAGTTCGGCAATGCCCGCCGCCTGCAGCAACTGGATGGCGCGACCGGATTCGGCCGGGATGTCGGAGCCGATCAGGCCCGGATTCGGCCCGTAGGTGTCGATCTCGGCCTTGGCTTCGGCCAGCAGTTCCAGATTGCCGGCGACCACCGCCTGCGCCTGCGGATCGTCCGGGGTGATCTCGCGCCCGACGTTTTTCACCACCCAGCCATCGGCTCTGGCGTATTCGCGCCGCGCCGTCTCGACGTCGTCGACAGCGCCCTCGTCGGCAATCACGCGGCGGCTGTTGAGCTGATGCAATGCCTTCGATCGGCGTTGGTTGACCTCGTCCTGGGGCGATTTCAGGTCGCGGAAGGCGCCGTAGCGGTCGCCGTCGTGATCGACCTCATAGCTCAGAAGCTCGTACTTGTGGACGTCGCGCGACTTCTCGTCCTTCAGATACGTGCGGCCCCACTCGAGCATGGTCTGGCCGCAATAGATCATGTAGTGCCACTCGCTGCCAGCCATGTACCAGTGATCGACGATGCGCACGCGCTTGCGGTCGTCCTTGGACACCCAATCAATCTCGTGGCGCTCGTCGCCGCGGTCGTACTCGGTGGTCGGCGCCGTCTCGCGGTAGGCTAAGAGTTCTTCCTCGTATTCGGGCCAGGTCTCGACCGCCTCGTCGACATCGATCCAGCGTGTCGTGCCGAGGTAACGGGCATCGCTGAAATCCAGTTTGCAACTTCTGGGATCGTAGAAGAAATCACGTTGGTCGATGACATCCCATTCCAGTTCCGGGTCAGCCTGATCGCCCTGGACCAGCACCAGTTCGACACCCGACAGGCCGCGGATCGCGGTCTTGCGCGCCACCGTGGTGGATTGTTCAGTCCACTGCCAGCCAAGTGCATAGTTCAGGGTCTTGGTGGCGATTTCGGCGCCGTCCTCGGCCTGGCGCTGGGGATTGCGCGGGTAGGCCTTGGGGTCCTGCCTGAGCTTCTCGATGATGCCGCAGATCGTGTTGATCTTGCGCTTGATGCGGTTGTAGGTGACGACCGGCTGTCTGCGTTCTTCCAGAACCTGCAGCTCTTCCTTGGTCCATTGCACGCCGTGGAAGTAACGCTCGGCCTGGGCCGATTCGGCGTTCTCGGAATACTTCGCCCCGACTGCGTTGGTGAACGATTTCTTGAGCTTGGACAGCGAGCGTCGGGGCGGCTCCTCGCCCTGCGGGGGCCGAGCCGGGGCTTGCGGCCGGGTGCGCTCTGGTGGCTGCGGGCCGGGAAACGGCAGGACGTTCGGTGAAGCCCCGGCTGCCATCACACGCTCTCCTCAGAAGGCCGGTTCAACGTGGCGCGCAAGCCGTCCGGGGTGTAATCCTGCGGGTAATACCGGATGCCATCAGGATCGCGAAAGCGCTGCACCCGAACGCCCTTGAACACGATCTGACGGATGCGCTCGACTGAGATCCCGTATTTGCGGGACAGGTCGGCATAGGTCAGGCCTTGGGCAAAGTCCGCCAGAACGGCCGCGTTGCGCTCGGGCATGAGCTTGTTGCCCATCAGGTCAGCCCGTGGCCCTGGAGTCGACGCTCACCCAAGGTGGGCAGATCGCTGTCCTCGCTCGGCGGCCGATAGCCGGTGTCCTGCATCGGAATCAGGTGCGTCTCTTCCGGCATGACCCATTCCTTGGTCAGCTTCTTGAGCGCGAACATCACGTCCTGGGCGTCGGCGCCCTCGTCGATGACGACCATCGAAATGGCCGCCTTGAACTGACCCACCAGATGATCGACCGTGCCATACGCCATCACACCCTCCTTGGAGCGGAGGTGGTGGCTCCCGCCGGGGACACCGCCACCTCCCAGGCTTCCGGACCTGCCCGCACGACGGTCCCATGCCTGGGTTACGATAGCATTGCCGCTCAGGTAAGGCTACGCGCCGCCCGTTCGATGGCGCTGTGAATGGCGTCAAGCTGCTGTCCCACTTCGTCAAGCCCCATGAGTTGCCTGCCAAAGAGGTGCTCGGGCTTGGGACGATTGTCCCGGACG